CCAGAATCGAGTCGTCGCACCGGGGAAGCGCGAGTTCGGAGGTTTCGCGTTCAGGTTCGCGATAATCGCGGACCGGAGAGCGCGGCCTCCTGATTTCATTGATCCCTCGCTTGAGATTAATCCTGGAATCGCCAGAATATCAGGCGTTGCCGTGTCTTTTAAAGAGATCGAAAGGTTCATGGCGCGAGAAGGAGTTCCATCACTTCGGACGTGCGTCGGTTATTGACGGAATCTTCGGAGTCATCGATCACTAGCTCCGTCCCGATGAGTGATGATCCGATGATCGATTGGGCGAGGACGTTGAGAAGGCCGGGATCGAGCCCTTTGACCGATGCGCTGAGACCGGAATTCATACCAAGTCGCGGCTTTTGCTCGGCGATCTTCTTGACGACGACTGCGGGAGGTTCCTCATCCTTAACAAGTCCTAGCTCGACGGAATCCTCGTAATCGACATCGTTCACGCCCATGCCCGAGTTAAATTTGAAGGGAGGCCACGGCAAGCCGAAGTCTGAAATCTCGCGCCAGATCGGATCGTTCTTCATGGCGACGAGGCGGCCTCCCGAGGACCATAGCGCGGTCGTCGAGTCGCCGAGCCGAGCCTTGGCCTCGTCCCAGATAATGCGCCAAGGACGAGGAACCTTGCGATAGCCTTGTCGGATGAGTTCTTGCGCTGGGAAAGCGATGAGGACGTCGGGATCATTGCCCTCGAGCCATTGGCCATAGCCATGTACCATCGCCGTATTCGTCCGCAGGATGAGATTGAGTCGAGCGTCACTCGAAAGGTCTTCAATCGTGCCTGCCTTTCCCGCAGGAGCTTGGTACGAGTATTTCTTGAGGATATTCTTCATCGCCAAGCGTTGCGTTGCCTCATCGCTCGTGCCGTTGACGACCTTGTTGACGGCGTCTTTGAAGCCTTGAAGGAGCTCTGCGTTTGCTACGCGGGCGGAGAAAAACGAGCGGTCGAGAATATCCGGCGCGTGCCGACGTTGAATCTCATCCGATGAAAGCGTGAGCGGGAGGACTTCCTTGATGCCGAGCTTCTCAATCGCCGAGACGAATTGGACCGACTCGTCTTGATTGAGGCCGAGCTCGATCATATCCCGTCTTCCTCGCACCTCACGCGAGAACGCACGCCGCGCTGCGAAATCTCAGGAAGCTGGACGCCGGCCGTGACCTCGTTTGTGAACTCAGTCGGGATCTCAAACTTGAACAAGCCCCGCGCAACGTCTTTCATTTTCGACATCGCATCGCCAAATCGCTTCTCGCGAGGAGGAGTCGATAGCTGTTTCGTCGGAAAGCGCGTGACGAGGCGCCAGACGGCGATATCGATTGCTACCGGGATAAGTCCGCTTGGAATGGTTCCGTCGGCGCCCAGGACAGTGGGAGTCGATGCCGCCATATATCCGCGCACTTCGTCCATCGTTTCGGTGATGACGACCGGAACGGGGTCGGGTTGCCCGTTGTCGAGGGCATAGGTCTGGACGCCGATAAGCTCCTGCTTACTCAAGCCGGTTTGAATATCTGAAAGTGCGAGAGCTCTCCAAGCCATAAAGTAAAGCGGCTCCGTTTTACGGGAGCCGCATCAAACCGACGTTCTTTTGCGGAACCGATTAGGACATCACGATCAACTGACCGGCGGTCGTATTCGTCACAACCGGGAGAGTCGTCCAGTCCATCTTGAGGAACTGGTCGCGCTCGTCGACCGAGCGATAAGCACCCGGCTTGAAGAATCCGCCCATGGTGGCGAAGGTCTTCATAAACGAGGGATCGAAGGTATTCGGCGCATCGTTCGCGGCGAAGACCAACACGCTCGAATCGAAGAGATAGGCGAGGCTCTCAGTGACGCCCTGGGCGGCGGTGTCGTAAATCGTGGTGCTGAGCATCACGTCCGGATTTCCGAAGAGCAACGCGCCAACGTCTTGGATGTTCGGAGACTGCAAGCCGATGCTCGAGGACTGAGGGCCTTTTGCGCCGGGAGAGCCAACGATGAAGCGCGAGCGGATAAAGGGATTGTTGCGGAACAACCGGAAGGCGGTAGCGCCGAAGAGAACCTTGATCGGGCACGAGCCCGCGACGGCCTTCATAATATTGAAGATCGCGTTGTCGAGACCGTAGGTCGGGTCGCCGATGGGATCAACCGTGCTCGTCGCATAGTTGAGAGTCCACTTGCCGCCAGTCGTTGCGGCGACGGCGGTCGTCAGCGATTCGATGCTGAGGCCCAGGCCAGCGGCATCGGCCAGGATGTTGGTCCCGTGCATCATCGAGAACTGGAGATCCTCGTCGCTCAGGCCTTCGACGTTGGGGATGCGGAAATCGAGCGCGTTGGGCTCAAGCGTGAGGCTCGAATCCGTCGCGCTGAAACCGACCTGAGTCGCACGACCGCCGATGTCGCGCTTCGTATTCGCTGGCTTGAACCGGTTCTCGGCGTTGAACGACTTATAGCGGAAGTTGAGCGTCGGGACTTCGCACAAGGGCGCGAGGAACTTTTGCTCGGGACGGATGGCGCCCTGCGAACGGTCGAAGGCGTAGTTACGAAGCAGAGGCGAAGATGCAATCTGCGCGATGCGGGATTCGGAGGGCATAGTTTTTTATGGTTGCTGAATTGGGTTGGCTGACAGGGTTTAGATGGTGACCGTGCCGGGAATGAACCGGGCGAGAACGGTTTGACCGTCGACGAAGTTTTCCTCGGCGTAGCCGAAAACGAAGTACGTGCCGCTCGAAGAACTCGGCGCGTGCGAGCCGGTCGTGCTGCGGACCATGCCCTTCTGCGCCCCTGCGTTCGCCGTGGGGCTGGCGAGGATGAGGACGTCGCCAGCGGAGCCGGTGCCGTAAGCACGCAACCGGCACTGATCGCCCGTGTTCGGAACTTCGACCCATGTCACGTTGCCAGCGATGTCGCCCGAGTCGACGATGTAGAAGGCAGTAGAGGTCGCGGCGGCGGGGAAATACAGATTCGGCGTGCCGGCATTATTGGCGATATTCGTCAGCAAGTTTTCCTTGCCGGTGAAATCGACGTTGCCGATGACCGGAATCGCTCCGGCTTTCGTGTTACCCTGGAGCGGATTAAGAGCTACATTCATGATTTTTTAATGGTTGCTGGCGTTGTTTTTGAAGAGTGGTTTACTTGTGCATCCCGGCGGCGATTTCTTCCTTGATTTCGCGATTGGCGAGATGCCACGCGGTCGCGCCGGGAGTTCCCTTGTCCATCTTTTCCTTGGCGCGGTTTTCGACGAGGCGAGCTTCCTTGACTGCGGCATGATCCTCGATGACTTGCTTGTCGAGGTCGATTTTGGGAGTCTTGGCGCGATTGGCGACATGGACGGGAGGCTGTGCACCCTTCTTGAGCTTCGCGACTTCGGCCTTGAGAGTCTCGTTTTCGGCGATGACTTCCTCGGAGGCGCGGTTTTCGACCTGCTCGCCTTCGGTCTCGCTCTCGCCGAGATCAGACTCTTCCGAGCCGGCGGCGTCGGAGTTCATAATCGCCGCGTCAACGCAGGTCTTCACGTCGTCATCAGAGCTTTTTTCGGGGTCGAGCGCGTGATGCTTCAAGAGCATCGCCATTCCTTTGTGAGTGATCATAGATTTATTTGGCAGCAGCCTTTTTGGGCTTAGTGGTTTTCTTGACGGTCTTTTTCTCGGCGACAACGACTTCCTTTGCGGCAGGAGCCTTGGCCTTTTTCATCTTGGCGAGTTCGCCATTGATGTGCGCCTTCGCGCCGGAAACCTTGGCCGAGCCGGAATACTTTTTTGCAAGTTCGGCGTGAGATGCGGCGAGCTTCGCGGCGCTGGCCTTCGCGGTGGCGTCTTTCGCGCTGCCTGCGATGCCGGAAAAGAGACGCGATTGCTTGTCGTGGTGCGCGGCGAGAGCGCCGCGGCGAGTCTCCCAGCCCTTGTGAGCGCCGGCAGAGCTGCCAGCATTCTTGACGGCTTCGGCAATCGCCTCGGCCATCTCTTCGCGGGTGACCATGCCTTCACTGTCCGCGCTACCTGCGCGATTTGAGACGGGACGCATCCCCTTGAGAACGGGATCATTCGTCAGGGCGC